CAATCCGTTCTTGATAGCCAAAAGGTGAAGATGCTCTTGCCCGGCATGACGCAGGGCCAAGCCTTCGAGGCGCAGTATCAGCAGAACCCAACGTCGGACGAAGGCGGGATGTTCCGTCGAGAATATTGGAAGTTTCACAAGATCCCGCCGCAGGTCATTTGGAAACAGTGGACGTGGGATACCGCGATGGAAGAGGGCGAGACAAACGATTACACGGTGGGGGCCCTGCTCTGCTACCACGGGCAAGGCGTGTGCGTGGAGCGATTGGTGCGGGCCCGCATGCAATACCCGGAGCTGAAGCGAACTGTGCTATCGGAGTGGGAAGCGCGTCCCGGCCATATTCTCTTGATCGAAGACAAAGTTTCTGGTAAATCCCTGGCTCAAGATTTAATTCGATCAACAAGCCTGCCGATAAAGAAAGTCCAAGTGAAGGGAGATAAAGTGTTTCGCGCAAGCTTGGCTTCACCGTACTTCGCTTCGGGCCGAGTTTCCGTTAGAGAAGGTGAAGTTTGGGTTCCAGAATTGATCGAAGAATTTGCGGAGTTCCCAAATTCTGAGTATAAAGACCAGGTGGACGCGATCTGTCAGGGCATCAACGAATTCTATTTGAACCAACAAAGTCCTGCGGCGATCTTGGTGGGAAGCGGGATTGCTCTCCCCGTTGCCCCGAATGGGAACGGAACAAACGGGAACGGGCATCAAGCCTCTTTCCCCGACTGGATGTAAAGGCGAGGTGAAACAATGAGAAAGAAAAAAATCAATTTGCCGAAGAAATCCACAGCAGGGGATTGGATGGAGTCCTCAAGTCTTTCCGGCAGGCCCACGGGGAAGACGGTGCCACTCAGCATGGACCTCACAAGCTACGATCCTGACAGAGAATTCCTCGACATCCAACAGACCCCCGTCATCAATCCGGTCATCGCTTTCCACGAGAGTCTGCGGGCCGGGAGAGTCCAGGTCGAAGAGGCGTGGCTTTATGAGGGCCGATTCGATGAGCGCGGCGGGCTTATGAAAGAATCGTCTCACCTTGAATTTAACGATCTCATCGTTCCCTATCGCATCCGACACGTCAAAGGACAGGAATACAATCAAGCTCTTGAGTCCGCAAAGAATCAGTTCGACTTGATGCCGTCAAAGATTGATCGACTCAACGAGGCCAAGGCGAAACATCTCAACGCTGTCGAATCGCTCAAGAAGGAAACGCTTCTCAAAGAAGATTTTAACACCGACCAAATTCAGGCGCCTTACGACGCGAATCAATACACCGAGTATGCTCCGACCTACGGCGGGCCGTTCAACAAGCAGCTTTATATCTACGACTACCTGACGATGCATGCCCGCGCCTTTGAAGCGAAGAACCACAACCCGCTGGCCAAAAGGATCGTGGACGTTCTCGCGCAATACGCTTTCGGGCGACGATTCAAGGTGATCATCAAGAACGAAAAGCAAAAGAAGGTGTGGGAAGAATTCGAAGAGAAATACAAAATCACTCACAAGATTTCGAAGTTCTGGTCGAGAGAATATCTGACCTTTGGGGAGCTGATGATCGACAAGGCTCGGTGGGATTCCATTGACCCGTCGACGGTGTGGGACATCATCACGAATCCAGACGATATCGGCGAAGTTTATTATTACTACCAGAACTATCCGACCGCCTATCAAACTTTCACCGGCTACCGCATCAAGGGAGAACCTGGGTCAGAAAAGCAGTCGCCCCTAAAATACATCATCCGTCAACTCCCGGCTCACCAAGTCCTGCACATCAAAGCGAATGTCTCATCGATGGAAAAGCGGGGCCGGTCATTTCTGTTCCCGATTCTCGGATGGTTAAAACGAGTGAAGGATCTCTACAACGCCGAGGTTCTCAAAGCCCAGCTCGAAGCCTCGTTCATCTGGGACGATACCATTGACGGCAACGCCGGGGATGTGGCGGCCCATGCCTCGCAGTATTCGACGATGCCGAAGCCCGCTTCTGTGTTCGTACACAACAAAGCCGTGGAGCGTAAACCCATGCCAGCGATGACGGGGACCACCAGGGGCAGCGTCGGCGTTTCAGACGAGATCCTAGGGTTCATTGCCACGTCGATCGGCATCCCGAAAGAGTTCTTCAACGTGATGGGCGCGGGGTCCGGTAACCGGGCGACCGCCGTTCAATCAGCGGAACCATTTGAGAAAGTGATCGAAGACCTTCAAGCTGACTTCGAGCATCTTCTTCACAGCGTCGCAGAGGAAGTCTTTGAGCTTGCCAACGTTCCTTACAAGAAAGGCGATGTCGAATTTGGATTCCCGTCCGTCACCAAGGACACAACGACCGAAGCGATCAAGAATATTTCCTTTAGTGAAACGATGGGCTACATCGATCACCAAGCGGCTTCTGAAATGGTCGCCGCAGAAATGAACATAACGACCTACGATTACAAAGCGGTGCAGGCCGCCATCAAAAAAGATTCCGTGAACAAGTCCGATCCTCTTATGCCGCCCGCAGGACGGTTCCCGGCCCCGCCTCCCTCCATGAACGGGGATGGAGATGAACCGGACGGATCTCCCATCAGAGGGAATGGAGCGAGAAAATTAAAGGCGCAACTTAAAACCCTATGAGAAAAAACCAAGACCGGACCATTGAGCGACTTCAAATCGAGAACCTTCGGGCCATCGATAAGATCGTCAATATGGGATCGGATGGCGTCAAGGGAATTTGGGATGAGGCTAAGGATTCGATGCGGACCGCCGTCATCGAGGAGTATCGAAGAGATTTCGATCGTGGCAATTGGGATCTGACGATGGCCGCCAAGCTGGGGACGTTCAACCGTATCGAGAGAAGAATTGCCGGAGTGCTTGGGGCCTTCCATTCGGCCTCGATCTTGATGGCTTCCATGGTTTTCAAGGATGTTTATTTCCATGGCGTACTGAGAAACGCTTGGATGATTGATCAAGTCACACCGCCATCTTTCGATGTGAAACTTCCCAAGTCTCCGATGTTCAAAGAGGCTGGTGAGATTTATCTGGGCCCCGAATCAGACACGGCATGGAAGGTTCGATGGTCGGCGTGGATGGATGCATACCGAAACTCACTCATGCAGAACCTTCGCCTTGGGGCCATGAACGAATCCGAGGTTGACGATGCGAAGGATGAGATAGACGCCACGCGCCCGGGGAGCCCGCAGGCCGACATGTGGGATGCCATTGAGCGAGTCTACGACAACCAATCGAACGTGGTCTACGCCTCGGCGCAGTCCGACGTAAAAGAAGCGAATCCTCAGTTTGAAATTGTGGAGATCTGGCAGACCCGCTATTATGATCGTGTCTGCGACATCTGCGATTCGAACCGTGGATTGACCCGGGACGAGGCGGACGCAGACATTCCCGCCCATCCGAACTGCGGATGCTTCTGGCGGCTCGTACCGAAGTCGTGGCGAAGTCTTTTGATGTCGGGAGACATGAATGACCAGGCGATCGCGAAGGCGATGGATGCGTCAGGCGAAGTTCCGAACGCCATGCTGATTTTCAATGATGACGGGAAACTGGTCGGATCGACGATCGTTGAGTTTGACAAATGGGCCGAAGAGAAGATGGCCCCGATCATGTCTATTTGAAGTAAAACTTTAATGCTTCATATTGAGAGGATGAGATGAGTGGAAACGTAGCGGATGTCTTGGAGGGTCGGGCCTCGACTTTATTTGAGAAGATCGCCTCAAACAGCGCCATCGCCAATGTGATGATGGCTCTCTTGGGCCGCTTGGTGATCATGGCCCAGCAATACGGGAAGCCCATCGAAGGGATTTCTCTCGATGCCCCTATCTTCTTTGGACGGTCCATTCGGGCGAGGATCAAGTTCAACACGCTTTCCCTGACGCGCTCTCCGCTGGGATTGTGGGCCCCGGCTGATGATCTCGTAAAGTATGCTCAATCCCGGTCTGTTCATCTTGCCAAGGTCCTTGAAAGGAACCACGGCGTCCAGATTTTCTTCTCAAAGTTTTGCGAGGAGATCAACAATTTTTGCAAACACAAACAAATCAAATGGGGCGACCTGAAGGTTGAGAAGGCTCTCATCACTCAAAATAATCTGATGGTCGTGACGTTTTCAAGGGAGCATGTGGGCCTATGGGAGAGATAGGAGAGTTGACCAAGGATGAGCAAGCGATCGTTTTTGAATATCGAAGGCTCAAAGATATGAGGCACGGAGACTTTATCGTTTCGATCAAAAACGAAGAAATGGTCAAGTTGTGGGTCACGACCCAGACCGTCAGGAAGGTTGACATCGATGAACTCCGTGGCGGAAAGAAACTTTTGGAGGTGATTTCCAATGACAAAGCTGGTCATTAAAGCGGTTAAAACCATGTTTCGGGACAACAAAGAAAAGTGCGGTCCGGGTTATGTTTCTCTCGTCGACAAACTGAAGGACAATCCCGACGTAGACAATCCCTATGCCTTGGTCCACTACCTCAAAGGCGAGGCCAAAAAGAAAGGGTCCACGCAAGCGAACACGTTGAACACGCTATCGCAGCTTTTGAAAAAAGGAACGAAGATGCGCTGCTCAGAGTCGGCCAGACTGATCGAACAGGTTTCTCCGACCGAGGCCCCGGAGGGCCACATCTTCAAGGTGGTCTTGATCACCGAGGGCCTTGGGAATCGGCGGAACATGAATTACTACGGGCCCGAATCAATTGCGACGGCCCCGCCCATCTTTGAAGGCAAGTCGTGCTTTCTGGACCATCCGAGTGAATCGGAGGACCGTGACATTCCCGAAAGGCGAGTCAAAGACAAATGCGGATATTTTAAAAATGTGAAAGTGGAATCCCTGGACGGATTCCAATCGGTCACGGGCGAGCTTCACTTCGACCTGTCCGAATCCGGCCAGAACGCTTACCTGAAAGCAATGACCGCCCTTCACTACAAAAACGAATTTCCAAACCTCGAAACGGAATACGTCGGCCTCTCGATCAATGCAGATGGCGAATGGGAAGATCGCAGAGTCGAATGGCTCGGCGAGATTCTCGACGTAAATTATGTCACGCGATTCAAAGATGCGTTCTCGTGCGACATAGTGACGAGTCCGGCGAGAGGGGGAAGATTCCTTGCCTTAGTGGAAAGTGCCGCTGGGGCAAAACCCGAAAAGGAGGGGAATGCCATGAATGGACTCAAAAAGAGTCTTGAGGCGGCACGAACCGCCCTGGATGAAGCCGTCAAAGAGGCCGACGTAATTAAGAAGGCGACTAAAATCGCCGAGGCAAAAAAGCTCTTTGATGATTTTCTGAAAGAAGCGGAGAAAACCGCCATGCAGGATGAAGGCGAGTCCGAATCCAAAGCGAAGGAAAAATGCGAAGACGAAGACGAATCAGAGGTCAAGGCCAAGGCTTCCGAAAAAAAGGAAGAAGAAGCCAAGAAAGAAGATGAGTCCGAGTCGGAGGATGATGCCGATGTTAAGGACGAGGAAAAGCCGGAAGACAAGAAGGACGAGGAAGAATCCGAAGCCGACGATAAAGCAAAAGACGGAGAAGACGAGGATGAAGACGAAACCGTCGAATCCAAACGAATCGCTGTTAATGCCTTGATCAAAGAAGCCAAGGTTGATCTTCCAGAAGAAAAGGTGGCCGCGTTATCCAAGATGCCGTTGAAGGAAGCAAAAAAAGAAATTGCTTTCATCAAAGGCTTGGTTGAAGCGGTCGCAAAAAAAGTGATCAGCAAAATGTCGGTGCCATCCGCAAAATTCGCTTCTATGAGCGAGTCTGAACGGAAAGCCGTAGGGTCGAGCAACAATGACCTGTTCGCTGATTGTGTCAGATAAAAAAGGAGGTGGCTTGAAATGTCAACAACGTCTCAAAATAATCAAATTCACAACGAAAGCACACCACTGTATTATCCAGTCCTTACGACTGGTGCGTCTGATATAAACCAAGGCGACTTGGTTTATTATGACAGCTCGGCTCACGTCGTAAAGCCTGTTGATACGGATGGACATGCCGCGACCTATGCAGGCGTGGCTTTGCAGCAAAGCAAACTGAATGTGTACGGCACGGCGGGATACCCGCAGGGCGGCATTCAAGTTGCAACGAGGGGTATCTTCAAGTTCAAAACAACGGCTGGTGATACCTTGAACCATGGGGACGCTGTCTATATCGGGGCTGACGCCCAGACAGTGACCAATACAGCCGGGGGATCGACAGCAATCCTCGGATATGTGTGGCTTCGTCCTCAGCAATCTGCCGTGACCGGTGCGGTCGGAACAAATATCGAAGTGTTAATCACTCCGAAGTTCCCCGTCGCTGGCGGCCTATAAGGAGGAAATGACAATGCCGAAAGAAACTCAAGATTCAATCGTCCGGCTGAGTCCTCTTGTAGAGGCCAACCGGAATCTCACGAAGAGAATCCACGAACATAAGTTAACCGGAATGCTGGAAAGCATCCGTCGCGCTTTTGGAGTGGACTTGGCAGACAAGGCAAGGTTCAACTTTGAAGATCCGTTCTTCTCTTGGATTCAGTTCCGGGAAGCGGCTTACAAAGTTGCCGAGAGGAAAATGCAGGAATCAAATTCGGAGAATACGTTCTCCCAATTGCTTCGTGCAGGCATCAACATGATCGCCAACAACTGGTATGAATTAGTCGAGACCAACCACGAACTGGTTGGGGCTTCGACGTTCTCCACGAAGGCGATCGAGCCTTATGCTCCGCTTCATCGCGGCGCGGTTCCTCGCAGAGTGCAGGCCGGAGGGCAATTCCCCCGGACTCGTGTTGCTGGTCTCGACATCCTGATCACCAATGAAAAATTTGGTGCGATCGTGGATTTTGAAAGAGAACTGTTTGACGATGATCAAACAGGCCAGATCGCTCAGAGAGCGAAAGACATCGGAGAGAACATGCGTATCCTTGAGGATGCGTGGTTCTTCCAACGGTTCATCGGAACCGCCGGAGATTATGCCGGAGATCCGATTCCTGCGTCACAAACCTACACCACGGTGTGGGCACCCGCAACGTCACCCCTCTCCGGGGGCGGATACAATCGTCCTGCGTCTTATGGGGCGTTTACTCCGGCCTTGATTCAGGCGGCAGACATTGTGCTTATGCAGCAGCTCGACTTGCTCGGAAACAAAATGCTGGTCAATCCCAACACGCTTCTCGTTGGGTCCAGCAATAAGTTCTCGGCTCGGACGCTGCTCAATTCCGAATGGTATCCGTCCACGGCGACTGTTAAAGTCGGCGGCGGAGCAGGCGCAGATACCACGGTCGGAACGACCTTCGCTCGAAACGTGATGGAAGGGCTTTACAACTTGGTTGTGAGCCGATTCCTCCCCGTCAAAGCGTGGGCCATTGGTGAAGCTGGCAAAGGGATCGTGTTCCAGCGTCGCGATGCTCTTGAGATCATCCAAGAGAATCCGGCTTCCGGGATGGCGTTCTCGAATGATGTGTTCCAGTTCCGATCCAGAGCCCGTTGGGAGCCCGATTGGGTTGACCCGCGATTCTGGTTCCTCGGAAACGATGGAAGCGTCTAAGGACTGAAAGCATTATTTTAATTGAGAGTGCGTTTCCCCAACTCGGAAGAGACGGGAACGCGCTACAGTTAAAAAATAAATCGGGAGGATTCTAACATGAAAAAGTTTTTAAAATGGGCGACGGCCCTTTTAATCCCGTTGGGTGTTGTTGGGGGAATCTATGCCTCCCGTGTGGTTTACAATCAGCTCCTTGTGAGCGAGAGCGCATTGGCCTACAACAACACATACACGCTTGATTTGGGTTCGAGTGTCCTGCCAAACAGCAATATCGACACTCTTTCAATGCAAGCGGTTTACTCAAGCTCCACAATTTCAGGAATCAGTTTTACAGACGGAAAGGCTTCAACCGGATCTGTGACCGTGACAAACAATACTCTTTTAATTGGAGTGGCCGGGTCCAACACCATATCCGTCGCATCGAACACATTCTTGTCTGGGAAAGGATCATATTTCGATTTGAATTATATCCGTTTCCTCGACGGAGATTTGTGGAATGTCGGAGCTTCATCGGCGGCAACTGCCGTCAGCATTAAGAATGCCATCAATGCTTATGGCGGGACAAGCGGCGTCTTCTCTGCGTCGACCGCAACAGCGGATGGCGTGGTGACAGTGACGTGCGTGACTGCCGGGGCGGCTTGCAATAATTACACACTGACATCGAGTACCTCTGCTGCTTTGACTCCGGGTGCCACCACGTTCAGTGGCGGACGAAATCATCCGATCCTTATCGTAGCTGGATATCCATTGACAGAAGGAACCGAATGGACCCATGGCGCGACGGCGGCATTAACGGCGAAGTCCATTAGCGATGCGATTCAGGCCCAATCGATTCTTGTCGGTCTCATTGCGTCAACATGGACGGCAGGCGGTGTTGTGACAGCCACATCGACTGCGACTGGCTCTGGTAAAAATTATGCGCTCTGGTCATCGACCTATTCGTCTCTGACTCCATTCGCCACTCAAATGAAAGGCGGGACGGACTCAGGAATTGAAACCGCGAACAGTAAAATCTTATCGACCAACCATGGCTTCTCGACAGCCTTGCCTGTTCTCTTCACAAAATCGGCGGGGACGCCTCCTGGGGCTTTGATTGATGGGACGACTTACTTCGCCATCAAGGTGGATGCCAATAGCTTTAAGCTGGCTGCATCGACGGCCAATGCCATCGCGGGGACGGGAGTTTCTATCGGCACTCAAACGGCGCAAGGCGGAGGAGCATTCGCTCTGGCCCCATTGGGGATCGCCGGGACGCCCGGCTTCAAATGGCAAGCCTCGAACGACGGGACCAACTGGTATGACCTGTCCGTCTCAAGCGTCACCATGACCTCTCTGGCAGCAGCGTCGACCTTGTGGGACTTCTCAAGCGTGAATTATCGCTACATCAGGCTCAATGTCGTGGCTCCGTCGGCGGGCGGGATTAATCTTGTTGTGACGGGCGTCGGACGATCAAATTAAAATGACAAAGGAGGATTCAACCATGAACGGACAATCCATTCCAAGACCAACGGCTATTTTGGCGGTTCCTGGTTCTCGGCCCATCCCGGCTGAGGATCAGGAACAGGTCCAAGAAGAAACCGACAGGCAAATAAGGCGAGAGGAGCTGCGCCGAAGAGATATCGTCAAAGGGAACAAGGTCGCACAAATGCTCTCGGCCACTTATTTCATCACCGACAAAACCTTTCCGTTTCTGGCCTACAAGGGAAGGCAGCTTTCGGTGTCGGAGTATTATCCAGACGAGAAGATCGCCGTCGATAAGTTTTACTTTTCCGAGAAAATCGACCCGAAGGAAATTGAATTCAAAAGAGAGATGTTCAAAGACAACGGATTTAAATACGGGTTCCTTTCTCCCGATAAAAAGCTGGCTGACTTGGCCGATGAGCTTGGTCTGGCCGAATGAGGTGAACCATGACCGTAAGCATGGCGGATTTAATTACAAAGATGCGGTTGTTCGCTGATGATTCTCCGTCGGCAAACTACATTCGCGGAGAAACGCTTAAGCCGAAACCGGATGGGGCCCGCGTTCGCTTTTTTCTTGATTATCAGAACATCGCCAAAGACAGCGTATTCATAACCAAGGGAACGGGCGAGGCGAATTACAGGGTCGCGTCTGGTTTCACCATCGATCTTCAAAACGGGATCGTCACGTTCACGGTGGCTCCGCTTTCCGGCGTGAGCCCGTTTGAGGCCGACTACAATTTCCTTTGGTTCACAGATGCCGACTATCAGAACTTCCTAAACAACTCCGCAATTTATTTGGGATCTCCCGATGCCATCAGCGTGATCCCCGGTCTTCAACCGGCTATGTATCAGTTTGGGATGCATCACTATTGGATTCGAAGAGCCTCTCATTACGCGCACAAATATGCGTCGACCGGCGGCATGGCTTCTCATTCTGTGGATGTGGTCACGAAGAATTTTAAGGACCTGGCTGAGTCCGCATGGGAGAAGGGCATCCAGTTCCGCGATGATTATTACAAGAGACTTGGTCAAAGAGAATTGCCAGCCAGCGCGTCGGAGGCTTACGCCATCGATCCGTTTACTCCGATCAGGTGATGGGACGATGCCGGGGCGAGTCACTTTTAAGATAAAGGTCAGGGTCAAAGATGCGGACATCTTTCCTGAGCTTCAAGGGAGACTTAAGGATTTCCGGCCTGCCTTTGAGGTGATCATCAAGCAATGGGCCCGGGGAAACGTCGACAAGTTTCGATCCTCGGTTGGGATGGAGGATACTGGGGCCGCAATCGATCCGAATGTTTTCTGGTCGGCCCTGGCGGAGTCAACGATCCGCGCCAAGCGACGGCATGGGATTTCAAACCAGATCATGGTTGAGACAGGGGCTCTCATGCAAGCCCTGACCGATCCTTCGGGATTCTGGTCGGAGATGACGGCCTCCCAGACCGTATTTGGGACTCCGGGGTCCTTGGAAGACGAGTTGAAGGTCCGGTACAATTGGCAGACGAGACAGGCGATCTTCTTGGGGGCCGATGATCAGGTCATGATCGACGAGAAGGTCCACAGTTATTTAAGCCTTGGGCCTGATTTTGAAAGGAAGCGATTTTCCGCAGGGTTGGCGGCAGTTTATGATCGGGACTTGGACACAGAGATGAATATGGACTTTGAGGGCGAGTCATGAGCGAGGTCATAGAAACGAACGGGATCACCGTCACCAATCACTTCGACGTGAAGGGGACCGCCATCCGGGATTTGATCAAGCAATACATCCCCGGTATTCCCGGCGTTTATTACGGCTTCCGAAATCTCGGCGCGAACGATCTTGACTATCCCTGCATCCATATCGATCCCATGAACCAGAAAGCCGAGATGCTGACGCTTGGAAAATATCACCTGTTTTTAGAATATGGACTTTTCTTTTTTGTGAGAGATAACGATCCTGAAAGCATCGTCACGCTTGTGACGAGCTTGGCGGAATCTCTCAAAAAGCTGTTCTCCAACAATGCGCTGGGTGATTTATCGACGACACGAACAAACAAGTTTAAATCATACACGGGATTTTGGATTAACAGTGAGATGGGCCTGCTTGAAATATCGAGAGCCTTTGTCAACGCGACTGCGGATACTCAGGTCCGATATATGAGGGCGGGGCTTCTTCGCCTCAAAGTCGAAGATGTTGTTTTAATGTAAAAGAGGAGGATATTACTATGCCATACGTTGGACAATTAATGGCGGCAGGATTGGCGAAAGAATCTTCGCTTGGGGTGCTTCAATCTCCACCGACAGAATTTTTACCGATCTATCCGCCGGATTCTTTCATGCCTGCGATTACCCTTTTGGAATCGACGGCCATCCGGGCCTTGCCAGACCGGATCTACAAGGCAATGCAGGGCCCCGGGGAAGTGAAGGGGATGAAAACAAAGTGGGAGGCAGAGCCGGAAAACATCGGGAATCTGCTGATGGCCTGCTTTGGAGAAGACACGTTGACGGGCGCATTGGCGACCGGCTATACGCACACGTTCAAGAGGGCCATTGTGGCCCAGCTTCCCACCTATTCTTGGTGGATCGACAAGGGTGCGAAACAATTGCAATTCCTTGGATGCATGCTGAATAAACTCGACATCACGGCCAAGACGAAGGAGTTTGTCTTGGTTGAATCCGAATGGGTTGGGCTTTCTTATGACGACACAGGGACGGTTCAAGTGCCGACATACTCCGCTATTCCGCCGTGGAAGTTCAACATGGCTGACGTGAAGATCGATGCCGGATCAATCCTGAATTATGACAATGTGAAGGTGACCTTCGATAACTTTGTGAAGGCCGACCACGCGCTGTCAGGTTCGATTTATCCAGCCAAGATTTACAGCGAAGGATTCGAGGTCACGGTCAGCATGGACCTGTTCGTTGAGGATGCGACGGAATATGCGAAGTTCCTCGCGGGGAACTCGACGGCCATTCAATTGATATTGACGCACGTCGATAACATCACCGGAGCCGATCCGGCCAATCCGTTCAAGCTGACAATCGACATTCCTGATGCGAAATATTCCGTCGCAAGCTATCCGCTTCCGTCTGGAATCATCAAGGTTAGCTTTACCGCAAGAGCGATTTATAATGTGGCGACCACAAAGACAGCATCGGTGGCCCTCATTAATTCCGTCTCTTCGGCTTACTAAGGGAGGACTCAAATGGAACTGCTGAAACTTGGAGAAAGACCGGCAGAGTATAAGTGGCAGGACGTGACCTTTTTCTTTCGGACGAAGGTGACGGTTGGCGACAAGTATGAGATTGACACCGCCGGGACGTTGATCGCGGGGAGCAAGGTGACATTCACGCCGTGGAATTTTTACTTGACCATCATTCGTGTTTTCGTAACGGGATGGGAAGGCGTGACGGAAGACGGAAAACCTGTTCCATATTCCCTAGAGAATATGACGACTCGTCTTCCCTCTGAGCAATCGGAAGACTTGATCATGAAACTGGGTGTCCATATTGCCGAGGCCACGGGATTGATCTCAACTGACAAGCAGGAAGGAGAGGGAATAAAAAACGTCTAAAGCGGGCGATCGAATGGCTGGAAACAGCCGGGACGTTCAAGTGTGAACGCTTCGATTGTCCGCAAGTTAAAAAAAAGGATTGCCCGAAATGCGGAATGCCGGACATATCAAAAGACGTGGCTTTCTACCTGAATCTCTATCGGCAATGTTCCACGTGGAATACTCTGCCGGAGAAGGGCGGTTTGTTTGATCAGCGGTGGGACATCATGGACATCCTGAACACCATCAGCGCAGAGGTGGAGACGTGGCGAGAGAAGAAGATCGCGGACGAGAAATCAGCGATTGAAAAAAGTCAGATGGCGCGGGGATTAAATGGCGGACGTTGATGCGAACATAAATATCTCGGCCACGGGAGCTGACGAGGCTTCCGCAGCCCTTGGCAAGGTTTCACAAGGCTTTCAGGGCATTTCTGAGGAGCATGCCAAGCTCGCTGGGAAATTCGGCGAAAGATTTCAACACGTCGGACTTCAGCTCTTCGTTGGAGAGGCTTTAAAGGCTTCCGGCGTTGGGATGGAGACCCGGGGTGTTCTCAACATCCTGAATCTTGCCCTCACCTCGTTTGGCGTGGCTATGGGTGTGGCGGTCCCCTACATCATCGGCGTAGCGGCAGCGTTGGCGGTCCTTTACGGGATCTATCAGAAGATTGCCGATGGAACCAAAAAAAGAAAGGACGAGCTTCAAACTCTCCTCACCGATCAAGCAAAAGAAATCCAGACAATCAACAACAGCATCTCAACTCTTGAAAGCTATAACAAAACCCTTGGATATCTCCCGGAGACGACCAGAAAAGTCATGGAGGCCGAAAAAGAATTGAGAGATTTTCGGGCCGACGACGAGATGGACACACTTGAGAAGCAGATCGCTGTCATGAAAAAATTGCAGGATCAGGACGAAAAGCTCGTCGCCGTCTATCAGCAAAACGCCATCGCTCAAAAGAATGTCAATGCAGCTTCCGTTATTTCAGCCGCCGCAACGTCCGGATTGATCGGAGCCGTCGGCGCGGTCACGATCAAATATACGGATTGGAATAAACAGATTCATGATGCCAAAGGAACGCAGCTAGAACACAACATGGAAATGGCGAAGGCCGTTGATCGATTGTCTCGGTTGAAAGGCGGTATCACGGAGACTTATGAGGCTCTTGTCAAGAAGGCCAAGGAAGGGAAGGACGAAGCGGAGAAGGCTTCGCGGGAGCAGATCAGTGCCATCGAGCGAATTGGGAAGGCTGAGGAAGTTTTAAGAGACAAGGAAGCCGGTTATCTGGTGGATGCCGCCCAACAGAACGCGAACTCAATGGCTGAAAAGAATCGAGCGACCGAGATGTGGTACGAGAAGGAATTGCAAAAGCTCCAAGCGTGGTATGACATGCAGGTCATGTATATCAACAACCACATCAAAGACGTTCAACTGGCCAATGCAAAGAAAGCCGAGCTTCAAGAACTTTATGGAAAAACTCTTGATGCCCTTGAGAAGGATCGGTCCGCAAAAACTTTAACTGCCGAAAAGAAAATGTGGACAGAAATCCAAAGCGCGGCGGCAGCGGCCATCGATTCTACAGCAAAGAAGATCGGAGATTCCTTTGCGAAAATGGTGATGGAAGGGAAAAGTTTCACGGAGAATTTGAAGAATTTGTGGCGAGATATGGCAGAGCAGTTCATCGCGGAGGTAACGCGGATGATTGTTAAATACATGGTTTTTCTTGCTTTGACAGGTGGAAGCACCGCTTCTCCAATGGCCAAGATGTTTGGATTCGCGGAAGGGGGTTCGATGCTTGTGACTCGGCCCACTCTGATGTTGGCCGGAGAAGGAGGGGAGCCGGAAGTGGCGACCTTCACGCCGCTTTCAAAGATGCAATCGGCAGGTGGCGGCATATCGCAGATGGGAGGCGGAGGGGCCCCACAGATCACGATCGGCGCGGTGGAGACCCATGTCTATGGCGTCACAGATCCATCGCGGATCGCGGATGAGGTGGGAAGGCAGATTGTTCAAAGGATTCGTGGTATGGGAGAGCTTGATTTTGTGAGGGCGATCTAATGGGATGGCAAACCTTTAAACTGGGACGGCCTGGATATGAATATAGCTTCGACGTGAACCCAGAAGCGATGGCCATTGAAGACGGCCCGATCGCTGTGCTTCAGAGAAATTTGGCGGGGGATCTCAAGAAATCCATCATCAAAACGTCGGTCCCGATCATAAAGCTGAACTCAAACTATTTGATGATGGCTCAGAGAAATCAATTCGCCAGCTTGGCGGGGATCGCGGACACGTTTCTTTCGTTCATCACCCGTGACGATTGGCAGATTATCGCGGAGAAGAATACCCCTCTTAACCTCACTCAGGTGAAATTGCAGAATAACTCCGCGACGAAACTGTCCGCCGCATTGGTGGCAGCCGGTTTTTCATCGATCATCACCGTCACATCGGCGGCCCAGATTCCGAATGTAACGGCGGGACCCGTGTTTGGCGGCGGCGGATTCGGAGAGGGAGGATTCTCCGGGCCGGATTTCTTCACGGGAGGATCTTATGACGACCTCACGAGAACTGTCACTCTCGGAACGACGCTGCCATCTTTGAATCCTGTCTATTTGACGTATACTTATACGGGATGGCTTGTGAACATGGAAAAGCTATCCCACGCCATCCGGGGGGGATGGATTGACCGATTTACCTACGACTTCGTTCTCACGGGGGCATAGGCGCACAAAATAGCCCAAGAATCGATTTAAGGGCACAGGAGGTCTCAAAATGAAGAAACTCGCAGCCTTGGCCATCACGCTAAGCCTCATGGCCCTTGGAATTGAACCACAGAACACGTTCGCCGATACAACGACCACGAGATGGGGGATGACCAAGCCGGATGTTGGTTCCACCAATTGGGGACCCAAGATCAACTCCAATTACGACATCATCGACAACGCCGCCGGGGTCGGGATCACCAATACCTTTACCCAGCCCAATTATTTCACAGGGGTTGTTGTGATTGGCGGGACCACATATTCAGGGTCCGGCGATGCTGAATTAAGAAAAGATCAAAACACGACAACAACCTTTCGCATCACCAATGTCAACAATAATGCCTCAGCCGGAGCAGAGCTTCTTTTGACAGCCAATGGGGCCACCTCCAATGATCCGTTCTTGGGATTTGTGACAAATGCTCAAAACTGGGCCATGGGCGTGGATAGTAGTGCTTCAAGCGCGTTTAAGATTTCAAAAAATCCAACCCTCGGATCGACTGATCTGTTTATTATTTATCCAACCTGTCAATTCGTAACGGAACTTAAAATCAATAGTATCGAATTTACAGGAATCACTGGGAGCAATACCAGAAGCGTTTTGGCGAATCCGGGAACGGCAGCGACCGATGGGGCGGTTTATCTCGCCTATGTTCAAGCCGGAACGTCCGGTGATCCGTACAGTTTGTATTCGATGGGAAATACGTCGTACTGGTCGGCAGGGATGGACAACAGCGACGGCAATTCTTATGTGATTTCCAACTCCTCCACGCCGGGGACATCGAACGCTTTTAGAGCAACCTTAACAGGCGTATCAATGCTTGGGACTACTACCAATAACAGCGCTGCGTCTGGATGGGTGGGACAATATATAAGTTCAACGACGATCATCGCGACCTCCTATCCAACATCGTCACAATACGGAGATTTAGTGGCCCTTGCGTTGACAGCGGGCGATTGGGATGTGACGGGCGTGATCGGGGCCACTGCGAATGGTGGGACTATTTCACAGATCGCCATAGGGATCAGTTATACTGCTGGAAATTCTTCATTCGCTTTAGTTCAAGGGGACAATCTTAATTTTGGCCCTGGACCAACAATCGCTGCCGATGCGGGACAGACTATGCCAAACGTCAGAGTCTCCATTAACACCCCGACAACATATTATTTAAAATACCGTAGTGATTATTCCGTTGCGACACCCAAAGCAGTGGGAAGGATCAGCGCGAGAAGAGTTCGATAGGATGCCGATCGATGCTCTCAGTATCAAGCGCATTTAAGGCGGCGGAGCAGGCCGATGTCAACCAAGTCGCCGCGAATCTTTATCTTGTCCTCGGAAATTATGCGAGTGCATCGGCTTATGGATCTACCGCATCCGCTTCATCTTCGGATGGAAGCGGAAACTATCCTGCTTCCGGGGCGATTGATGGAGACCGGACAGAGTTAAACGTTGGCCCCGCCTCTTCAGCGGATAACGATATCGGCCTTTCATCTTGGCGATCAAGCGTCGCTCCCGACACAACCACGCAAACCCTGACGATTGATTTAGGCGTTTCAAGAATAATCAGCAGGCTAAAACTCTACCACCTGGCCAGCCATGCCTTAAAATCCTTCAAGTTTTCCTATTCAGTCCTCGGAACCGCTTACACGGACTTCGCGGCCACAACCGATGTGGGCGGGGCCCCGACTCTATTCGCGACCACAAAGAAGGTCGACACGGTTGATTTTACGGCCATCACAGCCCGATATATCAAGCTCACCATCTCCGCAACGGACGTGGCCCTCGACAAGGCAAACGTGGTGGAGCTGGAATTCTATCGAGTGATCGAAGTGTCTGACCGTGTGCTTTCCGCCGAGATGAACCGATCGAGAGATTACAAGCTGGCCAATCCTCTCGCCTCCACTCTTAAATTAGTCTGCGATAATTCGGACAGGTTTTTTTCTTTTGATCACATCCCAATCGCCGCAGAGACGGCTCTTGGATTCGTCAACTCGGAACTTAAACCGAATATCGGCGTGATCGCCAAATATGGATATGCCTATGGCGGAGGAACGCCGGAGACAGCGACCGTGTTCGTTGGATATCTTGACCGGATCACGATCAGTCCGAAAGACAGAAAGGCAACGCTTGAGTTTCGGGACCCCATGAAAGTTCTTCTCAACCAAACCGTGTCATCAAAATTAAAAACCAGCATCGATTTATCGACGGCCATGACATATGCTCTCAACCTCGCGAATATTTCAACATGGGAGATGGCCTTCGATGCGACCGGACTGACGCTTGATTATTTCTTTTTGTCTGGACAATCCGTGGCTTCCGCTGTCAGGGATTTGACGCAAGGAGCCGGAGATGCGATCTTCTATTTCGATGAGAACGGAATCGCCACCTTCAAAACATTCCTTGGTTCAACGCCACAGCAAAGAACCATCACGTCTCAAGCGGAATGGGAGGCCGGATCGGTTTTCACAAACATCGACACAAAATCGACGCCCGGGCAGATCAATAGAAAGTGGTTTTTGCTTGATGATTTTGCGGACAATAATTTCAATCTCAATCCGGCATGGACGAATAGGATCGCCACGCAATCATACACGGACACATTGCAGGCGGACTTTCTAGCCGGAACAGTTCTAACGAATATCGACGCGGATTCCTCTCCCGGAGATATCCAGAGAAAATGGTTTCTCATCGATGATTTTGCGGACGGGAATGCTTCGACCAATCCGGCCTGGGTGCTCAATGTTGCGCAACGTGGGAATTTCCCGCCATTCGCCCCCAACAACTGGACGGTGACTTCAAATCAGCTTTATTATCAATGCCCCGTCGGATTAAACGCTGGGACCGCATATACGCCATTTAACAAAGCCGTGGGAACATGGGAAGCAAAAATAAAAATGACAGATAAGAACGGAACGGCCAAATTCGTCTTTATCGCAAATTCAACCGGATTCGATTTCACCACTGTCCTGGGGAATGGTTATGCTGTTAAAATTTCGCCAAACGGAATAGTCACTCACATGGCAATTACAAAACTTGGTGTTTCTGGTTTTGACACGGAATTGGCTGGTGCTGATTATGGTTTCACATCCGGGAATTATTTTACCATCAGGGTGACAAGAGATCAGACGGGGAACATGTCTCTTTATGTGAACGGTGTTTTGGTTTGCGCAACAAGTTCGCCTGATACTGATTTCAATACAAGTGCCTACGTTGGATTTTCTGCGGTTTCCGCGAGCAGTGCCACACTGTTTTATTTCGACGATATTTATTTCTCTTACGGGATCAACCCGACGGGGGCGGCCAGCTCCGTTCAATCTGTTTTTGAATCAAGAGTCTTCGATCAATCGACGCAGGTTTTATCTGAGAGCATTTTTTCTGCCGTTTATTCAACGCCCGCAGGGACAGACCTTCAATTTTGGACGGCGACCTGGGACGGGATTTCTCCCGGATGGGACCCATGGGTTCCGATAACAAACGGAGCCTTGATTGGGTCGACAACCAAGCGTTACATCAAATACAAAGCCCTCTTTAATTGCCCTATTGATACGGGGCTTAATAATGCGAACGCAACCACGCCCGTCATCTCATCCGTGACCATAAATTACACCGTCGTTGGATGGCAGGCCATCTCGCAATCGCTTAATTATCTCCCCGGATCATCCGGCCTCATGGCTGGCATCGATCTCCCTTTCAATCAACCCGTTGGGACATGGCGAGGACTTTTCACCTGTACGCCCGGGGCCGGGGGCGGATCGCTGGTTCGGATGTACGTCGTCACGACCGGGTATAGTATCCCACAGGGAACTTATACGGACGGGTATTATGTTCAGCTTGATCAAAAAAACTCGAAGATCGGTATTTACAAAATAGGAGCATCAGGAACCCGCACCCTTTTGGCCGAGGTGGCCCAAGCCATAAATACATCGGCTCATTCCGTTCGCATGACAAGAGAGTCGACCGGACAATTGACCGCCTACTTTGACGAAGTTCAAGTTGTTCAAGTCACCGATACCACCTATACACAGGTGACTGTTTTTTCTTTAGAAGTCGACCCAACGGGCGATAATAATTCCGTCACGCAAATTGACGATATTTATTTCTCAAAACAAGTCGATGGGACGGGAGCGATCACCAATGTGGCGTCAATTTACGAATCCCAGGTGATTGACATGACGGCTTCGATCGCTCTCCTTGGACTGTTCGAGGCGAACCTTATCACCCCAACAGGAACAAGTCTTCTATTTTACACGGCCACATCTTCAGATGGGATCACCTTCGATCCCTATGTGGTGGTTGCCCCTGGGGGCCAAATTACATCAACCGTCAAACGGTACATACAATTCAAGGTTGTTATGGCCGCGCCGGAGGACATCGGAACAAAGGCCGACCTGTCCACTCCGGTTGTCACAGATGTCACCATTCACTGGAATACGACAGGCGGGTCCCAGAAATATCCGCAGTCCGTTTCTTTCACCTTCCGGTACGATGATGTTCTTTTGAATGTCGACCAGCAGATCACGGATAACCTCGGAGGAGATTCTTCCATCGCCAACGATGTGACTGTGCAGGCAAAGCCCCTCCTCCTTTCGGGGACCAGTGCCGACACAAAGTGGCAGGGAACCGTGGGGACGCCACCCGTTTCTATTTCAGTCACGAATCCCCTCAACGTGACAAATGGCCAAGTGTTGACCTACGATGTGGTCGTTTCGGGAGGGATGGACATCTCTTTGATGGCGGGGGCGAGCCCGGCAGGGGCCGTGGTGACATTCGCAGGAGGGGCGACGGGATCGTGGGTTTTCTCAAGAATCCATCCGACGCGCCCCAAGCTCATCATAACGATCACGGCGTCTGGTACGATCACGGATCTTCGGATCGTTGGGAAATCATTCTCAAACTCAAATTATATTCAATCCCAAAATGCCAACAATCCGCAATCGATCCGGCTCTATGGAGATCGACCCCTCCAAATTTCAAATCAATATATTGTGAACTCCGGCGTGGCCCTGACTATTGCCACGAGACTCTTGGCGAATTATAAAGATCCGACCTCTTTCATTTCGATATGTGAGGTCAGGCCCACGTTCTCCATGGGTCTTGGAGACCGGATTCGTATCGTTGACGAAAACACGGATATGAACGCCGACTTTATCGCGGTCGGGGTCCGGCAATCCATACAGGCTTCCATGTCAAACGGAGAAGCTAAAACAGAATTGACTCTCTTGAGGGTGGTCGTATGATCGATCTTATTTTGAAATTGAAGCGAAGATGGTTGAACGCGAAGGCGACCATTGGAGAGCTTTATGTCGGAGACAATCCTCGCCGCCAATGCTACACGCTTGAGGACAAAATGCGGGAAGGAGAAGAGAAGATCCCCGGAGAAACAGCCATCCCTCTTGGCCGTTATGAGGTCATCATCACTTACTCGGAGAGGTTCAAAAAGCCCCTGCCGCTTCTGGTTGGGGTTTCGGGATTCGAAGGTATAAGAATCCACCCGGGCAATTCTGACGTTGACACGGCTGGCTGTATTCTCGTCGGACGGATGATCATCAATGACGATTTTATAGGAGAATCAAGGAATGCTTTCAGTGAATTGTTTCCCATCATCGAGGACGGATGCAAGCATGGCAAGATTTTTATCGAAATAACAAAAGAACCCTATGTCTCCACGGAGGTTGTATGACAGATCAAAAGCCGGACGAAACGAACATGGATCTTGTTCTGAAGCTCGACGGTCAGAGAAGGCAAGAAATCGATTCGGTTAAAGACAGGATGGACGAATTTCTGCGCGGGCAGATTGAAATCACCCATAAGGTTGATATGATAGGGAAGGGACAAGAGGTTTTGAAAGAAAGATTCGAGATCGGAACGGCAAGGACTCTCAAGGAATTGAAAGACTCGTTCGATCAGTTCCGAATTGAATGGGGGAAGAAATTGAGCGACGACGAGAACAGAGACAAGTCGATTAAAATGGTGGAAACGAAGGTGGATAAGGTGGAAGACCGATTCAATAAATATATCCTTTGGCCTGTCATCACATTCTGCATCATGGTATTGTTCGCTGGGTTTTCATTCTTCATACGGGGCGGAAGATGAATGGAACGAAAAAGAGTTATTGTCGCCTATGGGGATATCTTTGGATTCGCCCAGTGGATCAAGCGGCCCGCGAACGCACCGGAGGATATCCAGGCGTTGATGGAGGATGCTTATGAAGCCTTTACGGATTATTCCGTTTCGATCGGCGGCGTCTCGAAATTCATGGGGGACGGGATCGTGGTGATCAAGGAATTATCCATCGGTCACAATTGTCGGCTTGTGCTGGACATCATGAGAAAATCTTATTTCTTCACAGAGAAGGTCAACAAAATCATTCAGAACCATTGGCCGAGGCCACATGGATTCAGGGTGAGACTTGTGGCCGGATATGTTTATAAAAAAATGGTGGATTGTAAAAACTGCATGCAAGGCTTCACGTCCAACAAAATTAATAACGTCGCAGAATACATCGGTTATCCGATCAATTTGGCCCAGCGTCTTTTATACGTTGAACCGCAGACGTGGTGTATCTGCCACGAGTCCGTAAAGCAGATCATCGGAGCGAAAAGAAGTGGCGTTAAATTTCACCACATTAAGAACCCGCGCGATAATCCGAGAGGCATCGACAAGGAAGATTTACGGAGTTTAATTCAGTTTTCTTTTGATTCAAGGAAATTATCTGAAGGGGAGGACAAAGACAATGGAAACGGAAAAGAAAGAACCTGTCGAAAAGCGTAAAAAATATATGCTGGCCCAAGTGGTGGATGTTTTTATCGGGCGACAATCCCGGAAGGTGGCCTTTGGCGTGTGGGGATTCCTCGCCGCGAATTCTCTGATTGCCAGCGGGAAAATAGACATGATCGTCTATTGGAAGATGTTTTTAACGTGCGCCCTTCTCATTGGGTTTGGGACCATTCTTGATTCTATCGTCGAGAAAATCGGGGATCAATTGGCGGGTAAGATAGCAACAAGAATTAAACCGGAGGTGGCAGATGCTAATCCCATCAACCCTGCAATCACTGGTTAATAAGAACACGTTCATCGGCCTGATGATTGTCGTCTCGATCATTTCTTTCGCAGATGCTTACAAGACCCGGCAAGAGGTAAAAAAATTGCAAGCGGTTTATCAGAATCCAAAGACGGTTGAGGTTATTAAAATCATCAGAGAGAAAGGGCCCGTTCAGATTCGGACCATTATCGTCGAAAAGCCGGGCGGCGAGAAGATCACGACGATCAGGGAACAACAGGGCGCGAGTCTTGAACAACTCATATCGGGAGCATCTTCTCAACCGGTCCCCGTATCAGAAATAATGCCACCGACACGGACGGATCGCTGGCTTCTTGGCTTATCTCTGCTTGATTTCTCGCCCCGGGCCATGAATAGCTATACCTTGTGGGGCGGCTACTCTTTTCGGAATCGATTTGATTTGCTCTATGGGCTTAACTCCAACGATGGGCTCCATCAGAGCATTTTGGGAATTGTCAGATTTTAATTTAGGAGGATAACATGAACATTTTAAACTTCGCGAACCTAGATGCCTACGTCGAATGGTCGCTTCGCAATCTGCCGCACGATTTGATATCCGGATTCACTATTTCCTTTTGGGCCAATATAACAGCGACCGATGCCGGTGGGGTGATTTTTTCAGAGGAGGTCGCCAGCGGTGCGGATCTAACCGGTCTGACGATGGATTTTGGCGGGTCAAATTTTCTCTACTTCGTGGACAAGGGCGTGAATGTTTCTGCTTATGAAGTTACGACCTACGCCGGAGCGTGGCATCATTTCGCCTATGTCTTCACGGTCACGAATGTGTATTTATATATCGATGGCGTTTTAACGTTCACCGGATCAGGGCCCCTCACACAGGGATTTAAAAAGGGAAGCAAAATGCGGATCGGAAAGTCCCCCGCTGGAGATCTTCCGTCGTCAATCTTTAAGATGTGCAATTTCCATATTTATCTCAGAGAGTTGACCGTCACAGAAATAAACAAGATCCTCCGATATCAATCGTATTATTTCGACGATCTTGAAACCTACTACAAGCTCGATGTCCTCGCGGGGACATTCGTGAATCCGCTGACTGGGGCCGCCTATCCCTATCTTTCAAGCGGCGTGGTTGTCGAGGCTACGAATGCCCTTGATATCTATGACTTTAAATATGGGGAGCCTGAGGTTCCGCAGGCGGTCTTTTCAAATGCGTTGAAAGAACAACAGCGAGTGACCATCCCAAAAATGGTGACAACGGGAGAGCTACTTTTGTTGACGGGGCGAGATTTGACGGGATGCTCAGTCTTGGATTTATTTATCAAAGATTCTGCCGGGAATTTAATCCTTGCCCCGATTAATCCCCATGTGTGGTATCACTTCAATGAAACTGCCGGAACGTTCGTCGATGATAGTTCGACGAATTTTCGAGACGGCATATTGTTCCCCGGATCAGGAGGAGGCTTTACCCCAGGCAAACTGAACAATGCGGTCCTGTTTGTCGGAGACACTTATGTGGACGGTGGAAACATTGCCGACTTTGAATATGACCAGCCGTTTAGCTTGGAAGCATGGATTTTTTTCACCAATGACGGTTATCCGAGAACCATCATGTCCCGGATAGATCGCACGGCCCAAAACAGAGGCTTTTCGTTCTTCACGAATGACGGGTTCCCGACGCTTTATCTTTCGAGCGACGAGAGCATTGGGAAATCGATTTATGTGTTTGGGAACGCGCGGGTTCCCGATGCGACATGGCACCACGTCGTCGCCACATACGATGGGAGTGGATTGGCCGCCGGGATTAAACTCTACATCGACGGAGTTTCCCAGGTGGTCGGCGTGACGATCGATGCTCTGGCCGGAGGAACGATTCATAGTAATGCGAAATTCACCATTGGGTGCGCGAACGCGGTTGACCTTTTTTATTTTGGATCGATCGACGAGGTTGTCGTCTACACGACCGTTCTCACGCAAGACCAGATTGATTTCCGATATAACGCCGGGCAAGGGACAGAGACTATGATTCCGTCGAGCTTTATCGCGCCCATTGCCAGCCAAATCTGTTTCCCGATCCCGCCTCCCATCCTTGCAATCCCAGGAACATATCAGGTTCAGCTTAAATTCGGGAACGATCTTTTCGTCGATTATTCCCCAATCCACACATTGGAAGTTCTCGACACGCTGGATTAAATTGTCTACTATCCCGCCCATGCGATCCCTCAGACAGATTATCGACGAGGCTGTTAAAGAGCAATATGGCGGGATGAGTCCTAGGCCCCGCCCTTTCTCTCCCGGAAACAAGGTTTCAGACCGCGAGAAATATTCAAAAGAATTCCTCTCTCAAATTAAAAACGCCGGGCTCACCACTCCAATCGAAGAACATCGCTTCCACCCAACCCGGATGTGGAGATTTGATTTCGCCTATGTTGAGCATAAGATTGCCATTGAGATCGATGGTGGCGGATGGGGAAGGCCGGTTGTATGCCACCATTGCCGCCAGACCGTCCTCCGCTTTAGCAATGGTCGACCCTATCCGGTCCGGGAAGGCGGTCGCCATCACACGGCCAAGGGAGCCGAGTCCGACAACGAGAAATTCAACGAGGCGATGCGTTTCGGATGGCGGGTCCTCCGGTTTAATCCTTGCCATATTAAAAGCGGATACGCCATAGAACTTGTCAAGGAAATCATCGGGACTGGAAATACTCAAAAAAAAGTTCTTGCAATTCCTGAAACGGTTTTGTAGTTTTTTTGTCGATATGAAAATGGGGAACAGAAAACATATGAATTTTGAGGTGGAGGGACCTGTTCCCCAGAATAGTTTTACCTTCCACCTCACAAATCCCTGCCGGAGAAATTCGACGGGGATTTTTTATTTACAGGGACAGCAATCAATCGACGCTCGACAACCCTTAAAAATGGCGAAGAGACGAGTAGAAACCCAGAAAGATTCCTTAGCCCGGGCAAGTGATCGGCTTAACCCCCGGCCAAATTCCGTAAGATGTTTTTTCAAATAAACGAATCTTTAACAAAGATTTAGTCTTTCTGGTAGGCAGGACAAAGCCTTTAAGTATGCCAATACGGAGACTCTCAGAGAAAGGGAGAGAGTGAATAGGCAGGTCGTCATGTAAGTTATCTGATCCTCTTACGGAGAGGATAAGCCGTAATATGTCCAGACAGAGAAGTTGAAGAAAAAAGACGAAAATTTCTTAAAATTCACGGAGGGAAAAAACATGGAAAACGCGATGGTTCAAAATGAAAGCGGAACACCGATCGAGCGAGGGCAGGGACCCGCCGCCAATTCAAAAATACTCGAGGTGATGATGGATCGGGCGATCCGCTATCCCCGCGACGAATACAAGGCTCTTGAGAAGGCTTTGCAGGAACTCGAAAAGGTCCCCGGGCTGGCAGAGGACGCTTATTACTCGATCCCCTATGAGAACTCCGACACGGGGAAGAAGGTTCCGGTCGAGGGCCTCACGATCGGTTCATCCCTGGCCCTGATTCGATTTTGGGGCAACGCGGTATCGGGAGGGAGAATCACATCCGAAGACGATAAGGGATGGGAGCTTGAGGGATTCGCCTACGATCTTGAAAACAACATCCTGATTCAAAAGCCTTTCCGGGTTTCCAAGTTCTATAAGCCCCGGGGCGGACAGGGCGTGATGCCCTTGTCGCATGATCGCCGGGTGGTTATTTTGCAGGCCGGTGTCTCGAAGGCTCAGCGCAACGCCGCACTCGCCATCATTCCGAATTGGGCCAGAGACGCTTATTTCAACCGCGCCAAACAGCTTGTCTTGAATCCGCCCAAGTCCCATGTGAAGGTCGAGAAGTCCCTTCAAGAGAAAATCATCGACGTGAAAAATGCCTTTCGAAAGATGTGGAACGTGACCGATATTGAGATGCAGGACTATATAAACGGCCTTGGTGATGTGGAGACAGATGAGGCTCTCTACGTTCACCTCGTGGGGCTCGGCAAAGGAATCAAAGAGGGCCGGGCAAACCCTGATGAGGTCTTCGGGCGCGTGAAGGCCCAGCCAGCGATGCCGACAGAGGTGGACCAATGACCGACACGAACGGAAAAGAAGCCGAGTTACATTTGCAGGCGACGATGAGCTTGCGCGATTGGTTTGCCGGGCTGGCCATGCAAACGTTGGTCAGTAACAATCCTGAGACCATCGAAAAGGATATCGCCGAACTGGCTTACAGGCAGGCCGACGCCATGATCAGAAAACTTGAGGGGGATATCGCAGAATGAAAAGATTCTTCTGGCTTATGCTGATCGTCACCGCCGGGGCCCTGGCTGTCAAATACGGAGTTGAATCCTACCGGGTAAAATATGCTGATCTACGAAAGATCTACAACGAAACCGCTATCGCCTATATACAATCGCAGGTTGGAAAAATGCCGAAGGAAGAGCTTGACAGGTTGCGGGCTGTTGTAGAAAAATCAACGCCCAAGCTCATCACGGAGACCGCTATCGATATCGGGGTTATAAAAGACAAGGCCGGAGAATGGAAGGTGAAATCGTAATGGAGATTCTCAAATACACCGCATGGGCCATCAAAAATTATCGGGCGGTCATGAAAAATAAGAAAGCCAAAAAGGACCTTCAAAAATTCACGATCTCAACATTGGATTTTGATCTCCTCGTAAAGCTCTCCAAGAAAAAAGCCGAAGTTGATATTCAGCTTTCCAAGGCATGGAAAGAAATCGGCGACAAGAACGGATTCGACTTCCGCACCGTGGTCCCATTCCATCCGCATCCATCTCCTGAAATCCTCGCCTTAAAAATATCGCCGACCCTATCCGTTGTGACTCCATGACTCAGATCGCCTTCGAAGAAGAAACTCACACATATTGGCTGAACGGAAAGAAGGCCACCAGCGTCACGGAGGCTCTGAAACTTGCGGGACTCATTGACGGGATTCAATTCGCCTCCGAGGAAGCCTTATGGCGCGGGAAAGCCGTCCATGCTGCCATTCACTTTTACCACAAGGGAACTCTCAACTGGGATTCGCTTGACGAAAGGCTGGCCCCTTTCGTTAAGGGATATCTAAAATTCATCGAAGACACAAAATTTATTCCGCAGGAATGGGAAAAGCGGGTCTCCATCGACCAGCTAAACCTTGCGGGGACGCTTGATGTGGTTGGGATCTTCCCCGATGGAAGCCAAGCCCTAATTGATTTTAAAACCGGGATGCAGGCCAACATGAGCGATTGGGTTGGGCTCCAACTTGCCTTATATGACATGGCATTGGGACTGGCCGCGCCTCCCCGGAAGAGGTATGGTCTAAAATTATTGGGGGACGGCTTATATAGACTTTATCCTTTCACGGACCCAATGGATTTCACCGTCGCCCTTTCTGCTGTAAATATCGCCAATTGGAGGATCTCAAAATATGGAAATATTGGATAAGCTCCCGGAAATCAGGACTGCCAACTTCTCGCTCACCGAAAAATCAAAAGCTCTCGCCAGAAATATCATCGATGAAATCTCGTTCAAGGACGCCGGTGCGTTTGTTTTGGAAATCGATCGTAGGCTCAAGTGGTGGAACGATACCATCAGTCCTGCGGTTGAGGCGGCCCACAACGCGCACAAAGAAATGGTGAAGGTCAAAAAAGAAATCGCCTTTCCTCTTGAGATCGCGAAGAGCGAGGTCGCGCAATCCATGGGTCGCTTTGATGAAGAGCAAAGAAGAAAGGCCCGGGAGCAGGAAGAGAAGATCCGGCAGGAAATGAAAAAGCAGCAGGAAGATAATCTTCTCAATGTCGCAGAGGGGTTGGAGAAGACAGGTGACAAGGAAATGGCGGAGGCTGTCTTGGCGACCCCGATCGTGGATATGGCCCCTGTGATTGAAACGCCGAAGGTCGAAGGGATCTCTTTTCAGACCCGGTATTCGGCTGAAGTCTTTGATCTGATGGCCTTGATTAAGGCTGTGGCAGAAGGTAAAGTCCCCATCGTTGCTTTGGAGGCCAACACAGTCTTTTTGAATCGGCAAGCCGTGGCCCTCCGGGCGGAGTTTAAATACCCCGGGGTGCGGGTGCTGGAAAGCAAGGTCCCCGTGACAAGATCGAGATAGGTCATGGGTGAAATGGCGGACGCAATCATCGATGGCGATTACTGCGAAATTTGTGGAGTGTATATAGGACCGGGCGATGGATTCCCGCGCCAGTGTTGGGGCTGTACAAAAGAATCTAAAAACGGAGGAAATCATGCCAAGAGGAATACAAAGATCAAAACCAGACACAAAGACAAAAGAGTTCGATCAAACCAAAGAGACGTTTAATAGCGAATTACATAGGGCCGTTCATGCCCTGTGGTTTAAGAAGGCCCAAGTCGCGGAAATGAAAGAAGAGCTTGATGTTCTTAGCGGCCACGTTGTCACGGAACTTAAGAAAGCCGGGAAGGATTTCATCCGGGTTCAAATCGACCACTCATTCGTGGAGGCCGAAATCAAAAAATCCAACGAAAAACTGACACTGAAATCAATAAAATAAACGGGGGGCTTTAATGGCTGGATTTAGGAAGAAAGGCGACACGACATTTATTCCGCCCATCGTTGTCAAGGAACACAAGATTTACGAGTTCAAAGGCGGAGTGGTGAAGTATTGGACGGTCCGGTGGCACTATGACGGCAAGGCTCTTGATCCGGTCTTTGAGAAAAGAGACTTCTTTAAAACCGAGCAGGGGCTTCGGATGAACAAGGCCAAGGGCCTGAACCTCGCCGACTTCAAATGGCTTCAAGAAAACTGGGAATCGGTTGTCGCCTCAATGACTGGGGGCCCAGTACCGGAATCACAGCCCGAACCAGCGGCAGAACCGCAGGACGTTTTCGCATAGGAATGCGAATGGCGGGGGCGGTGCTTTCCCCCTTTAAGGTCGCCGCCTCTGCCTCTACTTTCAAATGGAACAATTACTCTTGATCGAATCGCGCCGGATCAAAAAGAAACCCAAGAAGACCAACCCCGTCCACATTCTTGTCGAGGTCTGGAAAGACATCGAAGGGGTCCGGGAAAAGGGCGACGCTTATATGAAGATGTGGGATAAGGAATACTTCTCCCGTCACGCCTACTGGTGCAAAAAAATCCTCAATGTCGTTGGAACGCCTCCCCATGCGGCGGAATGCATGGAGGAGCTGGCAATTTTCTTCAGGAAGAAAAGGCTGTCCTATACCATCTCGACAGTCCACAAATGGGCCGAGAAATGGTCCACTGGGAAAATAATCTGACAACGTGGTGACAGAATCGCTTCTGCGGGGGGTAGGATCGGCCACGAACGGCTTTAAACGCTTTGGCGTAGCAATTTACGGCTGATTCGCCCTGGGCCAACCTAGGGCCATTTAAAGCGAATTGGGGGACCAATGGAAAACTGGGTCGCAAGGGTGCTTGAGATCTACAGGATGCTGCCGGAAGAGGTGGAGGAGCTCGAGAGGCGCGAAACCGCCGAATACCGGGTCTGGGGGTATAACAGGGACAACGGTGAATGGACGGATAGGGAAAAGCGGCCACCATACGCTCTCGGATCTTGGGAGATCCAGCGGCTCTTCCACAAGAAAAGCCTCAAGGATTATTATAACCTACAGGGGAAGGGCCTGACCGCAGAAGAGCAAACCCGCGACCGGATGGCCCAGATCTCGGAAGTGGTCAAAGGGGTCATGCTCCGGGAATCAGGTATCCACGTTGTGATCCTCCGCTGCCGTAAGTGCGATTGGAATCAGACCCGGGCCGATGACCAATATTTTGCCGGGGACGACCAGCCTCATAAAGGGGCCAGGTGCCCCGGCGAACCTTTCCCGATCCAAGTCCGGGAAGTAGAGAAAGCCTTCGATTCCGTCCTAAATCGGCTCAATGTTCAGGGCTACCATTTACTCCACAAAATGGTCAAAAAGAACCAGGACAACCTATCGGCCAAACTCCATCTTTTTTTATCCTCTAAAAACGTACCTAAAAACCGCTATGAAAAGGTATTAGCTGAAAAAGAAAGCCCTTGCGATTCGGATCAATTGCCTATATAATGGATATAGGAATCGATTGAATACAAAAGGGGGGAACACCATGAACAGAGAAAAGATCGTAGAGGCCATCTTGAAACTCGAAGCGGATCACACCGACTACAGGAGCCGAGAATGCATTCGGGAAGCCATTAAACGAATTGTATCCGACGCATCCCTTATCTGCTTTGCCAGAGATCTTGGGATCGACACGGATGCCGTTCTTAACGAAGGCCAAGCAGAGGCGACGCCATCATGAACAAACACACGCCGACACCATGGAAATACGTATCAGGATCAATGAACAATCTTCGTACTGTTGAATATTGTTCTGAAAACCATTTGGGGGATGCTGTCCAAATTAATATCGGACATATCCACGAAAGAAAAGACGCTGAATTCATTGCCAACGCCGTCAATTCCCACAAGGACCTTGTGAAAGCGGTTCAAGATGCACTCGCGACCGCAGAATACTTTTCAAAGCATGATGCTCAAGACAAAAGATTGGCATGGGCCCAGCAAGCGGAATCATACAAACGGGCCATTGCAAAGGGGGACGTGTTATGAGAAACCGAAATCAAAGAGGCGAAATTATGACAATTACGATCGTCCTGTTTGCGTATGTGTGCGGGCTATTCGGAGCTGCTGCCGGATATATATATTCCGGGAAGAAGACCGAAAAAGAATTGGCCGCTGCCGGGATCGTTCTGCCAGATCAGTCTGGCCGATCCTTAAACAACCCCATGGCCCCAAACGGCGTACGTATCAATAGCAATGCTGTCGATGCGCCGACTGTCTTTGATGGAGAAACCAAATGACGGCCCGCTTTGTTTATTGGTGGCCCCAGGCGGGGGATGGCGAAGATCTCGCCTTCTACCGGAACGATATCGGTTCAGATGTCACCGCCGAAACACTTCTCGCTTCCGGTCAGCCAATCCCACTGACCCCGACATTTTCCACATGGCGGGATATGGTTGACCAAAAGTCCCGGTGTGGATTATGCTGGGCTGTTACACGGGGCCGGGATGATTTTAAGAGACACTTAGACTTGAACCACAAGGCTTTTGGTAAGGTGGCCTGATATGGTCCCCCTGCCATTCATGAAATGTGGTTGCCAATCCAACGCGCAAGATGCAAAAGGGAATCCCGTTTGTGCGGTTCACATAGGGTTGGTCGCGGGCGCGACGGTTGTTGATACGTCTCCGCCGGACCTAAAAGGGCGGACCGCTAAATGCGGATGCGGACGGAAGGAAGACTCCGTGAAATCTCTGGCAGGATCGCTTGCATTTTTTGAGCATCAACCGGAAAGAGAATTCGATTCTTTTTACTGCGGGTGTCGCGGATGGGACTGAAACAAACATCATGGATTTATTTTAAGACAGAAGACAATCTATGGACAGTTGGATTTTACGATCCATCGGGCCAGTGGAAAGCGGAGAGCGATCATTCTTCTTGTCAAAGCGCGGCCCAGCGGGTGCATTTTTTAAATGGCGGAAATCAGCCGATCGTCAACCTTCTTAAGATGGCGAAACAATATCGGATGTTCAATGGCGGAGACTTGACTATGGTCCAGCTTCGAGAACTTGACAAAATTATTTCTGAAGCAGAAGGTCTTTAAATAAACCAAAGGAGATCACAGATGAAATGGACATTCGCGTTCTTGTCAGTGTTGTTCGTTAGTTTATGTTATGCAGAAGCACCAAAAGC